CTTAGTTTTGAGATGAACCGTTTGTTGAGCAATGGCTCTGCCAGCAATCACGCTTATAAGTTGATTTATAGAATCAAGAACTGGTTTCATAATACATGAAAAAGAGGTTGAAAACAGTTTTAATCGTAAACTGAAAACGATTGTGGTAAATAACAATACGCCAGAATGCGTGGAAATGGGCAGAATGGAACATCGGATCGTTGAGCTACTTTACGCCACAGTGAGTTGAGGCGAATCAAAAAGCAACGAGGTCATCTCTTTGGCTCTTGCACCTACAAGAGATGTTAAAACTGGTTCTTGATCGTATAACCAGCAAGCGAAAGTAATAAAATGATTTGAAATGAATCGATCTGCTTGGAGCCAATCTGAACAACTGCAAACTGAGATAATCATTGTGTTTAGGACAGTTTTGTTCGTAAACTGACAACGATTGACATGAGCTAAGTCGAAAGACAATGAATCGAAAAAAAATGCAGCAAGTGAGAGTGATTTAAGTCGAATCATCACCTCGCAAACCTATAAAGTTATAGAGGTGTCAAGGACAGTTTTTATCGTGTTCTGTCAACGATTGAGTTGAGCAAGGCGGAATTACGCAACAGTGAGAGGCTCTGAATAGAGGCACACTAAAATGCAGCAATTCGCACTGTATATCACCTCGCATACTTATTCAGTAATAGAGATGTTAAAAAGGTTTTTATCGTTAACCTAAAACGATAGCTGCAATTCAAGCCGATCAAAGCCGCATAACGCCACTCCAACGAGAAACGCAATGAGAAAGTTCATCTTTCGCAGTTATTAACTTTAAAAGATGTTGAGAAGGTTTCATCGTAAACCTTAAACGAATGCGTAAATTTAAAGCGAATAACAACAGATCGAAATACATGACGGTGATTCACGGGGAAGTGCATGGAGCCGAGATAAGCAAAATTGAAGCAAAGCGGATCAAGTTGATTGTCACCTCATCAACCTATTAAGTCTTTGAGGTGTTAAAGAAAGTTTTTATCGTAAACTTACAACGAAAGATTTAAGTCAAAGTGAGTGACGGTAAAATGTAAGGAGCAGAGGCACGATAAAAAGCATCACAGTAACTTGAGTCACATGGAGTTAAATCACAAGGAGTTTGATCATCACCTCGTCAACCTTTGAAGCCTCAGAGATGTTAAAACACTTTAGATCGTGAAGTGTGAACGATGGCAAGAAGCTGAGTGGTAAAGCTCGGAGTCAAGATGCAAGATTTAGCCATACAATAAGTCGAATCAGACTACGATAATTGTGCGATGAGACGATAAATTAATCTTCATCAGGAGGCTTTATTTTTGGTATCGTACCACCATCTTTTTGGATTCGGAGCAGTTGTTTCTTTGCCCCATCAATAGCAGCAGCAATGAAAGAATGCCGACCTTGATTTACTGAAAGCTGATCTCTGTCATATTGACCAAGATTTTCTACATCAATCCGATTAAACATCTTTCTTGTATTTCTCCTGTGTTTGGTCAAGCCTTGATATGCCTGACCGT